CCCTGAAGCAGAGCAGCAAAGCCGAAGCAGAGTTTAAAGCGCTGGATTTTGTGGAGAAAAACTTTACCGAGATGGCTTACCAGTTTAAAAAAGCAACAATGTCGCAGATGATTGACCCCTCGGATAAATATTTATCGGAGCTTTTGGTTTATAAAGCATATGAAAATCCTGAGAAAGTATATACCTCCCATTTGAAAATTTATACGTCAACAATCGATTCTCTTTTTAAGGAAAAAGAAGTGCCAATCACTAACTTTGATGAGTTTATAGTCAAACTAATGCCGTTTCTCCAAAAAACAGCTCGCAAGCAGCCGTTTACTTTTCCAGCTTTTGTAAAAAGCAATTACGGATCCATACATAGCTCAGGTCTTGTGATTGAAATAGCTGACCTCAAACCCGCGGCCGATCTGGATAAGGTTTTGAAATTCACCAATAGCAGAAACTGGCTATTCTATCTGAACGCCTGTAGGTCTTATGGGTTTATGGTTGATAAGTTCTATCCTTGGCGCCTCGTAGCCGACATAGCCTCAAGCGCCATGTTGAGAAAGGCCGCGCAGAGTAATCTAGGAGACACCGACAAAATTTTAAGAACAGCTTATATCCCAGCCCATCGTCGTTATTATCCAAATTTTAGGAATTCAATGCTTAGGTTCTATAACCAAGTTAAATATCCTGCCTATGAGGCTACGAGTTGTGGCAAGAGCCAAAAGACGGTAGTTAAGGCAACAAAGCCGATTGACTACACGCCCGATAGTCTTGCCGCTCGTTACAACAAATTTTATTTTTTTCGTCTTTACTGCACCATTAGATTTGTGGAAGAGGAAAGTCATTTTACGCCCAATGAAAGAAATTTACTTATTGACAACTGCATGGAAGTATTCCGACGCAACGAAATGGTGGCCCTCGACACTTTTGAAAGAATCTTAAATAAAACGTTTGACTATGTGGGCTCTTTGAGCTATATTAAAAAGAAGTTCGATAGAATTGATTTAGAAAAGTAGGGTGAATGTACTTCCAAACGATCGACGACAAGAAAGAGTGCGTAGGGGTTTATCAGGACGGACAACTCTTTTTCGATGAAGTTCCCCCTAACTTAGAGCGCACTTGGAAATACTCAGGCACGCTAGAGGACTCCCCCGCCGAATACGCATGGTTATACTGTGGCGGCATTTCTTTAGAGGCTGCATGCCCTGAATCGCTCAAAGAAGAGTATGACTCAGCGGCCAAAAAAATGAGGGCCTATCGTCGCTCTTTTGAGCTGGCCAAGGTGGATCTATACGAGCATTGCTTTTTTGATCTGGTGCCTCACGATTTTATCTTGAGATTCTTAGAAGTAAAAAACAAGATCACGGAACATGTTTTTCAAACATGTGAGAAACCTAACAACTATAAGTTTTTAAATGATGTACAAGCTCTCCTACACCAGATCAAATATCAAACACTCAGCTTAAGTAGTGAGGGTTGTCGTGAAATTTTTGTAAAGAGCGCTCTGCGTAAAGAATCCCAAAAGTATCTCAATAGACAAAACTACATTGACTACAACCTGTTTGGTACCGTCACAGGGCGGCTTACCACAAAACCTAACTCCTTCCCTATGCTAACTATGAGAAAGGAGCTTAGAAGGCTAGTAAAGCCTCGCAATGATTGGTTTTTGTCACTGGACTACAACGGAGCAGAAGTCCGCACCCTCCTGGCACTTAGCGGCGTCTCCCAGCCAACAGAAGACATTCACTCTTGGAACTTAAAACATGTTCTACAGCGCGTTGATATGCCACGAGAAGAAGCTAAAACCATTTTCTTTGCATGGCTTTATAATCCTGATTCTAAAGCGATTAGTACCGATTATTATGATCGAGAAAAAGTGCTTGACAAGTGGTACTCCGAAGGGTATATTAACACTATGTTTGGAAGGGAAATCAAAGTGGACCGCCGGCGCGCCCTTAATTATCTGATTCAGAGTACTACATCTGATTTAGTATTAGAGCGCGCCTGTCGAATTTCGGAATTGCTGAAGAATAAGAAGTCATTTATTTCGCATATTGTGCACGATGAAATTGTTATAGATCTAAATGACGAAGAAAGACACCTCGTACCAGAGATTAAAGAAATCTTCGCCAATAATCGCCTTGGTCAGTATCTCGTAAACCTGTCTGCCGGCCCCAATTATTTAGACCTAAATGAGTTAAAGCTATGATGTCGATAGTGGGCATTGGTAATGGCGCTAGCGCTATAGCCGCGAGATTTAAAGAGCACGCTCAATATAATATTTACTGTTTAAATAGCAAAGTTAAAAAGACAGGTAAAGGGAATTTCAAACTTAAACATTTCAACGATCCAGAAGAGTATGAAGAGAATATCCCTAATTTAAAAAGCTTCTTTAAAGATATAGACAAGCATGTCCAAGTTTTCGTTATGGGATCGTCATTAAGCTCAAATTACTCACTAGGAATCTTGGAGCAACTCAAGGATAAGAAAGTGGATGTCTTTTATATAAAGCCTGATACGGATCTATTACCTGAGACTCCAGCGAAGATAGAGAAAGTAGTCGGCGGAATCCTGCAGGAGTATGCTCGCTCAGGCTTGCTTCATAGTCTTACTATAATTTCCAACGAATTCGTAGAGCGGGCCATGGGCAACACGGTGCCTATTAAGAACTTTTATGATTCCTTGAATAAAACCATCGTTTCAGCCATTCACTTTATCAACTATTTCACTCACAACGAACCGGAGATTGGCAATGTAAGCCGACCTAAAGAGATCAATAGAATCCGCGCGATAGGATTTGCCACCGTAGAAAAACTTCAAGAAAACTGGTTCTTTCCGCTTGACAATCCTCGTGAGATATGTTATTATCTATGTGTAAATGATAAAAAATTAGAAAGCGACGGAGGGCTCCATAAGCGCATTGTTGAAAGTCTGAAAAGAAAGAATTCAAACGCCTATTTACGCCATTCATACGCAATCTATGAAACTTTTCATGAACAAGACTTTGGGCTCTGCGTTGCCCACACTAACGCAATTCAAACAAATACTCTTGACAATTCTGAATAGAGTGTTATACTACCCATCATAAAGGAGAAACATTATGGGAATCGACATGGAGCTTATGCGCCGCAAGCTCGCAACTTTGCGCGGTGACGGAAGAGGTTCTGACGGAACTTCACACTGGTTCAAGCCAGACGAGGGCGATACGGATATTCGTATCGTACCAACAGCGGATGGAGATCCGTTGAAGGAAATGTTCTTTCACTATAACGTGGGAGATCATAGGGGAGGCGTTGTGTGTCCGAAGCGAAACTACGGAGAACGCTGCCCTATCTGCGATTTTGCCTCACAATTGTGGCGTGAAGGAACAGAAACAAACGACGAGGAAACCAAGAAGCTAGCAAAGTCACTCTTTGTACGCACCCGGTACTTCTCACCAGTCGTTGTACGAGGTCGAGAGGACGAAGGAGCGAAGATTTACGGCTACGGAAAGCAGGCGTATGAACTTTTGCTCGGATATATTCTTGATCCTGAGTATGGTGATGTCACTGATGTGCAGGAGGGCACCGATATCACCCTAACCTATACGAAGCCCAATAAGCCGGGCGCGTACCCACAAACAAGCTTGAAGATGCGTAGAAACACTTCACCCCTGCTTGAGGATAATGAAGCCATCCCCGCCCTCCTAGATGGTATTCCAGAGTTTGAGTCTCTTTTTGAGCGTCTTACTCCAGAGCAGGTAGATGTGATCCTCGATGAACAACTAGCTGGCGATAAAACCGCCGAAAGTCGCTCATCTGAGACAACATCATACAACCACCAAAACAAGAGTGGAAAGAATGATGTGGACCGTGCATTCGACGAACTAATGTCAGGTTGATCTCAAGCTTGTTTATAATGGCCGCTGGCAGAGCGGGCACACAAATACTCTGCCGCATTTTTAATCAACAGAAGGAGACATATAATGTTAGAATGGTTAAAGTCTACGTGGTCACGTTGGAAGGTACATGTTAGTGTAGTCGGTGGCGCCCTTGTGGTTGCTACTGCATACGGTACATGTACTGCCGAGCCGGCCACAGTTTCGGAAGTAATTCCGACAATCACAGAGCCAGCAAGTGCTGGTGAGACAGTAGAGGTATCGGCAACGACTACCGACACAACGACAGATGTTACTACGACTACCGCCACCACTGGCGAGACGACTGGTACAACAACTGACGCTACTACAACAACTGAGTAGGTCCCCCCGCCGCTGGCAGACCGGTGAAAAGTCTGCCGCCACTTTAAAGGAGCAATAAAATGCAAAATGAAATCAATATGCTGGAAGATATGATCGAGTTGTTATCTGCCACACGTGCAGACTACAGCAAGTTCTACAACGAGGGCAATAGTGCCGCCGGCACCCGTGTTCGCAAGGTCATGCAAGAAGTGAAGACTTCGGCACAAGCTTTGCGCTTGCACGTTCAAGAAACAAAGAACAGCTAAACCTGTTCTATAAAGCCGCTGGCAGACCGGTAAAAAGTCTGCCATCATTAAGGAGAGAAAATGAGACTCGTTCTACCAATCCTTGCCGTGACCCTATTGATGGCTTGCGGGGAGAAGGATGAAGACACTGCGGCAGACACCGCTAGCTCTGCTGATACTGCAGCAGAGTGAAACCCGCCGCTGGCAGACCGGTTAAAAGTCTGCCGCCATTTTAAAATAACCCTTGACATTTAAAATCAAGGTGTTATAATAAAGACATCTTCAACAATTGCTGTTGGAGAACATATGAGAAAATTCCTCATATGAGATTATTGCAATTTCATTAATTAAAGGAGAAAAAAATGAAAGAATATATTAAGGTACCACCCAAGCCTAAAATGGGAGAATCGCTTTGTGCTTTAGGGTACAAGGCAACAACTGCAGCTGCCGATATCGCGGATAACTCTATCGATGCAAATGCAACTGAAATCGTGATTGAGGCCAGCGGTGCTTCGAATCAAAGTGATCCAGTCAATAACATAGATATTTTTGACAATGGATGCGGTATGAATCGCGAGCAACTTATCAACGCTCTTACTCTTGGCTCCGATACTAATAAGGGCGTGGGCGCCCTGGGTTGTTTTGGAATGGGGCTTAAGACTGCTGGTAACTCCATAGGTCGACGGATTACTGTTATGACCAAGGAGATAGAAGGAGAGGTGATCACCATGACCGCCGATCTGGATGTGAACCTGAAAGAAGGCGGGTATGTCCTCGACGAAGATCCATCCCACATCACCGGAGAACAGCGTACAAAGTTTGATGCGTACGTCAGTAAGACGGGATGTGGAACTTGGGTATATATTGACAAGATTCACTCAACCGAATATATCAATGTTAAGACTTTTTTAAGCGCTTTAAAGTCAGAAAGATCCCTGCGTCTGTATTTTCGCAAATTCTTAGATTCCGGCAAACACACAATTAAAGTAAATAGCTGCGAGCTTAAGCCCTGGGGATATGACTACTGCGAGGGGGTGGAGACAATTGCTGAGCCGTTTAATTTCGTGCTTAAGGACGGAACCAACTTGGGTACCCTAAAAATAATTAACACCCTAGATTCGGAACATAAGCCAGGACATGCGCGCTCTCAGGGGCTCGTAGTGGTTCGTAATAACCGCGACATTACCACCGACAAGGTACACTGGCACGGAGTTTACGCTCACAACTGGGAACTCTCGGGAGTGCATGTAATCTGGGAGGTTGAAGCATCTGTATTTGACCAATATATGCAGACGACACTCATGAAGAATGGGTGGCACCTGCCTCAAAATATTCGTGACAGCCTTACTGCTGAAATTTCTAGCGATCTTCAAACTCATATTAAGAACCGTCAAGCCAAGCGCACTAGTGAAGATTCTAGTGACGAGTCCAAGCTGGAAGATGTTACGAGCACCTATAACAACAATCTCAACAATAACATGAATGTAACGGCTTCACCAGAAGTTTTTAATGAGAATGCTGTTCCGCCTAAAGAAAGAGCAAAGGCTGCAGATGACGAGAAGGATACTGAAGACGTCCCCGATCCTTCTGCGCGCAAGCCACGCAAGGGCAAGCCATTTAGATTTCCACAGGGGCAAGATGAGTGGATAATTGACATAGACTATGGCTGCGGCGACGGACGTTACTATCAGTATCATTCCGAGCGCAAGCGCGGCGGAGGGCGTAAATTCTATGTGTCTATCGACAACAAGCATCCCTGGATTGAGAAGGCGTTTTGTTCTCAACTGGCTGATAATTCATTCGCAATCTTTGCGCTTTATGATGCCCTGGTCGGAGATGTTTATATGGAAATGACCTGTACAGATCCCGAGGAAGCAGACCGGATGATTCGCGCCAAGTCAGAATTTTTACGCACCCGGGCCAAGGTCACAGCAGCCCACGATAAGTCACCCGCCAAAAAGGCAGCATAAACAATGAAAACACCGTTGAGATATCCCGGTGGTAAATCACGGGCTGTCGAGACACTCATGAGTTTCGTTCCCGAGGATTGTAGTGAGATTTGCTCACCCTTTCTCGGGGGCGGCTCGTTTGAGTTGTCCTTGGCAGAAAAAGGAATTCGTGTTCATGGATACGATGCGTTTAAGCCACTGATATGGTTTTGGGAAGCGATCTTAAAAGATCCTGACAAGCTAGCGACGATGGCAGACCAGTATCGTCACAATAAAACCTACAAGTATACAAAACCTGGGCTCGTCCTAGTCGATTCTGATCCTCACCCACAAAGAGCTAATCGCCACCCACAAGTGAAACTTAAAAGAAAGGGACTACCAGAGAAAGACTTCTATAGATTTCGTGAAGAGATCTTGTTTGCCCTACAATCAAACCACCCTTTCACTTTTGATGCGGCCGCCAAAGTCTACGCGATTAACCGCAGCAGCTTTTCGGGAGCTACATTTTCGGGCGGGTTCTCAGAAAGGGCGAGTTATGCTAGGTTCACCGATACACAGATTGAGTATATTAGAAATTTTAAAGTTGATAACTTTACCGCCAAGCGCGCCGATTTTAAAGATGCACTGAAAAGACATGAAGACTGCCACCTTTATTTAGACCCACCGTATTTCCTAGATACGGCGCGCGCAAAACTTTATGGCGTCGAGGGAGACATGCACTCCTTCTTTCCACACATGGCTCTCTACTCAATACTGAGAAAAAGAGATAAGTGGATCTTGTCTTACAATGATTGTGAAGAGATTAGAGAACTATATCGGGACTTTGAGATTCATGACGCCGAGTGGACGTACGGAATGAACAGTTCAAAGAAATCATCAGAAATCATCATTACTAACTTGCCATAACACAGGGCACGTGTTATACTAACATATAAGGAGAAGCAATGGCTAAAGCTAAAGCAAAAGCAGGTCGTGTAGCAATACAGGACCTAATGAAAATGGTTAATAAGAAAGCCGGCAGGAATGTCGCACACGATCTGACAGGGGAAAACCCAACGTCAGTAAAGGAGTGGATCCCCACTGGCTCACGCTGGTTGGATTCTATTATCTCAAAGGGCCGAATCGCTGGCATCCCGGTTGGTAAAGTTACAGAGATAGCTGGACTTGAAGCCACGGGTAAGTCATACATGGCGGCACAGATTGCAGCAAACGCTCAGAAAACGGGCAAGGTTATCGTCTACTTCGATTCTGAGTCAGCTATCGACCCAGTGTTCTTGGAGCAGGCAGGATGCGACCTGGAGCGATTAATGTACATTCAAGCTTCATCGGTGGAGTTTGTGCTGGAGACCGTCGAGGAGTTGCTCGGAGCAACCGAGGACCAGTTAGTATTTATTTGGGACTCGTTGGCGCTGACGCCTTCTATCTCTGATGTTGAGGGAGACTTTAATCCCCAGTCATCGATGGCAGTAAAGGCTCGTATCTTAGCCAAGGGAATGTCAAAGCTGATCATCCCTATTGCAGATAAGCAGGCTACATTCTTGGTACTTAATCAGTTGAAGACGAACATTCCAAGCGGACCCAACGCTCGTATTGTGGCCATGACCACGCCGTATATGACACCGGGCGGAAAGGCAATGCACTATTCCTACTCTCTGCGAATCTGGCTGACCGGCCGCAAGGCAAAGTCTTCCTTTATTGAAGATGAGAAGGGATTCCGTATTGGCTCAGAGGTGAAGGTGAAGCTAGAGAAGTCTCGCTTTGGAACACAGGGGCGATCTTGCGCCTTCCGAATTCTGTGGGGCAATGAAGTGGGCATTCGCGACGAAGAATCATGGTTTGATGCCATCAAGGGATCAGCGGCTCTCACTAGTGCTGGCGCTTGGTATACACTAAAGACGGAGGACGGATATGAAAAGAAATTCCAACCTTCCAAATGGGCAGACATCATTCATGAAGATGCGGAATTCAAAGAAAAGGTTATTGCAATCATGGATGAAGAGATTATCCAGAAGTTTGACAAGAGACAAGGCGATGCAAAGGACTTCTATGAAGACCCAGCAGACCTCACCGTTCCAGTAAAGGCGTAGTAACGTGGATAATAAAAGAGTATTGATAGTTGATGCGCTCAACGCGTATCTAAGAGCATATATTGTAGACCCATCATTGTCTTCTAACGGTCA